GTGATTTTTTATAATTGGGCAAAAATGTACTTAGCTACGGAAGGTAATTCTTCGGCTATAGTTACATTAATCGCAAATATAACCTACCCCACCCTGCCTAAAAATGTGCGGGATCCTATCTATCGTTTGATTCAGAAAGACTGGACTGGCGATAGCTTTCTATTGCACCCAGAAAAAATATTATCAAACCGAAGCAAGTTCGGTGACACGGAGCTAGCACAGTATGTGGCACTCGCTAGTTTTCGCAGCTATGCTGAATATGAAGCCACAGGAAAACGCAGTTTAAACATGCTTATATCGCCTGTTTCTACTGTAATTATTGACAACAACAGACTACTCTCTCGTGTAGAAGATGAAGTTTTCTTCTGCTGGGAAGAAGTCACGCATTAAAAGGAAAAACTATGGGTATTAAATTTACTTCATCCGCTGGGGGAGCTAAGAAAAGCTCTTTAGAGCAGTACACTTATAAAAATGGAGACAACTGTGTTCGTCTTTTCGGAGATCTTCTACCTCGATATATCTATTGGGTAAAAGGTGAGAATGATAAAAACATTCCTATGGAGTGTTTATCTTTTGACCGAGAAAAAGAAGCTTTTGTAAACCAAGAAAAAGATTGGGTTCGTGAATACTTTCCCGATTTGAAATGTGGCTGGTCTTATTCTGTACAGTGTATAGACCCCTCTGACGGTAAAGCTAAAGTATTTAACCTAAAGAAAAAATTGATGGATCAGATTCTTGTAGCTGCTGAAGATTTGGGCGACCCTACTGACTTGGAAGCAGGTTGGGACATCCACTTTAAGCGTGTTAAGACCGGTCCTAACGTATACAATGTTGAGTATACTCTTCAAACTTTAAAGTGTCAGAAAGCTATTCGCGCTCTGACAGACGAAGAAAAAGATGTTGTGGCTAGCGCTACTCCTATTGATGAACTTCTAACTCGTCCTACTCCCGATGCTCAGAAAGAGTTATTGGAAAGAATTATGACGGCGGGTGCAGGTGCAGACTCAAACACCGATGAAAGTATTGAAGATGAGTTTGATGTTGCCTAATGAAGATTCTATTCTCTGCCGATTGGCATATTAAATTAGGTCAAAAAAACGTGCCCCTGAACTGGGCACGTGCTCGCTATGATTCATTCTTTCATCAGATTCATATCTTGGAAGACGATGCTGATTTGCATATTATTGGCGGCGACCTATTCGACAGAGTACCAACAATCGAAGAATTAGAATTATACTTTACTTTTGTAAAAAAGTGTAGTATAGAAACGATTATCTATGATGGTAATCATGAAGCTACGAAAAAGAATAAAACTTTTTTCACAGCTTTAAAAGAAGTTACTAACTCACTCAACCCCTTGGTCTATGTAATAGATGAAGCTTTTGAGGACGAGAGAGGCTTTAGTATTTTGCCTTATTGTGATTTACACAAGAAAAGCTCTATAGAAATGCTAAATAAGTCTCTACCCGTGTTTACTCATGTGCGCGGAGAAATACCTCCTCACGTTACTCCAGAGGTTGATTTAGATAGATTTAAACGATTTCCAATAGTTTTTGCTGGGGATTTGCATTCTCACTCAAACTGTCAACAAAATATAGTGTACCCTGGTAGTCCTATGACAACTAGTTTCCATCGTTCTAAAGTAGCGACGGGAGTAATTACTATAGATACAGAATATTGGGAGTGGGTTTGGAATGAGTTAGAGCTTCCACAACTACTACGGAAGACAGTAACCGACCCTGCTGATATGATAAATGGTTTATATGACCACGTTATATATGAGTTAGAGGGAGACCTTGGTGACCTTGCAAAAGTAACCTCTACTGATCTCCTTGATAAGAAGGTTGTAAGAAGAAGTTCTGAAGCTACTCTTGTACTAGACAAAGAGCTTACAATCGGAGAAGAGTTAGTAGAGTATCTAATGTATGTACTAGAGATACATGATGAAAAAATACCAGACATATTAGGAATATTTAATGATTACGCTAAAAACTTTGAAATGGAGTAATTGCTTCTCTTATGGAGAGGGCAATGAGCTTGATCTTTCTGACAGCAAACTGACCCAAATTTTGGGCAGTAATGGTGTTGGTAAATCTTCTATTCCTCTTATACTGGAAGAAGTGTTATTTAATAAAAACTCGAAAGGAATAAAGAAAGCCGATATTCCAAACAGAGAATTAAATAATGGATACTCAATCTACCTTTCATTTTCGAAGGGTGGAGATGAGTACGAAATAGACCTTCAGCGTAAGTCTTCGCTTAAAGTAAAGTTTCTAAAGAACGAAGAAGATATTGGCAGTCATACGGCCACCAATACTTATAAAAGCATACAAGAAGTTCTTGGAATTGATTTCAAAACATTCTCTCAGGTAGTTTACCAAAATACAAACGCAAGTTTGAATTTTTTAACTGCTACTGATGCTAATCGTAAGAAGTTTCTTATAGACTTGTTAGGGCTAGAAAAGTATGTAAAACTTTTTGATGTGTTCAAAGAGGCTTCTAGAGAAGTCGAGCAAGAATTTGCAACGCTTGAAGGTCGCATTTCGACTATTGAAAAATGGTTGGAAAATAACCGTTTGACCGATACTACCCCACGAGAACTTGTAAAAGTACCGAAAATGTCGGATGACGATGAGGAAGAATTAAGTTCTCTTATGGCTGAAATTAAAAATATTTCATCAACGAATCGACAAATTTCTCAAAATAATCAGTATAAAAAATTATTGAAAGAAATTAATATTTCTGAAATTAATGCTATCAAAGCATCTGAATTTCAGTCTTATGATGAGTTGCAGTCACAGCTAGGCGCTATAGCGGGGTCGATCGGCTCTTCGGAAAAAGTCATTCGAAAGATGGAGAACCTGGAAAATGTATGTCCTACCTGTGAACAATCCGTTGACTACGATTTTAAAGAAAAACACATCTCGGGAGAGAAAGAAAAAATTAAAATCGAAAAAGACAGACAAGATGATATCCAGAAGAAAATTAAAGAAATTCAAGAAAACAATGAGAAATTCAAGCTAAAATCTACAAAACAGAAAGAGTGGGAGGATTTGTATCGTTCAGTGGACGACTCTCTCCCGAGCCTTCTTGTAGACGAAGAAGAGCTTAAAATTAGAGTTACGCAAGTTCGTAATCGAATTGCAACTCAAAAGAACGATATTGAAAAACTTCAGAGAGAGAACGAAGCTCGTTCAGCCTATAACGCAAAGATTGAAGTTATAAGCGAACAAACTGAAGAGTTTGAGAAGCAACTCGAAGAAGTATCTACTCGTTATAGTAGAATTGCTGAAAGAAAAGGTAATCTTGAAATTCTTAAAAAAGCCTTTAGTACTAATGGTCTAATAGCATACAAGATCGAAAATCTTGTGAAAGAACTGGAAGAATTAACGAGTGAATACCTCGCAGAACTTTCAGACGGTCGTTTTACTCTGAATTTCGCCGTAAATAACGATAAGTTAAACGTAGAAATTACAGACAATGGAAATATAATTGATATTCTTGCGCTTTCTAGTGGGGAACTGGCGAGAGTAAATACTGCCACTCTTCTTGCGATTCGTAAGTTGATGAGTAGTCTTTCTTCAAGTCGTATCAATGTATTATTCCTAGACGAAGTTATGACAGTTCTAGATGAGGTAGGAAAGGAGAAACTCGTAGAAGTTCTATTAGAAGAAGAATTGAACACCTACCTAGTAAATCATGGATGGTCTCATCCATTATTAGAAAAAGTAGAAGTTCATAAATCAGGCAATATAAGTAGGTTGGTAGCATAATGGTAGATTCAAGAGCAAAAGGAGCGAGAGGGGAATATCTTGTAAGAGATATGCTTCGAGATGCCAGTGGCCTACAGTTTGAGAGAGTCCCCAGTTCGGGGGCTCTTTCTTATCTTAAAGGAGATTTATACGTTCCCGACGAGAAGAATTTATTCTGTATAGAAGTAAAAAACTATGAAAAGTCTCCTCTTACAGATAAAATATTTACAAACAAAACAAACTATCTTTTGCAGTGGTGGGAGAAAATAGTAAAGCAAGCCGAATTAAAATTACAGCAGCCTTTACTCTTTTTTAAATACTCAAGATCAAAAGTGTTTGTAGTAACAACTCTAAAACCTGAAAATACTAGGTATACTTATGTTTCTTGGTTAGATTGTTATATAATGATAGCTGAAGAATGGCTAGACCAAGAAAAAGTGGAGTGGATAGGTGGTTAGTTTTAAAAATCAAATTATGGAAAAAAACAACAATGTTCTAATAGTAGATGCTATGAACATTGCTTTTCGTTGGAAGCATCAAGGAAAATTAGAGTTTGAGTTAGAATATCTAAGAACTGTGGAGAGTTTGGCTCAATCTTACGAATGCAGCAATATTATTATTGCGGCAGACTGGGGTAATAGTAAGTACAGAAAAGAAGAGTGTCCCCAGTATAAAGAAAATCGAAAAGAAAGATACAAAGATCAAACTGAAAAAGAAAAAGAAGAAATAAGACTTTTCTTTGAGGAATATGAGAGAACACTTATTACTCTTTCAGAAAAGTTTCTAGTTCTTCGATACCAGGGAGTTGAGGCAGACGATATTGCTGCCTACGTTGTTAAAAATAGAGAAAAGTACGGAATAGATGATATCTGGCTCATTTCAAGTGACCGTGACTGGGATTTACTTGTTGACGAATATGTATCACGATTTTCTACAGTTACTCGTAAAGAGACTACAGTATTTAACTGGGAAGAGTTTTTTGACTTCCCAAGAGAAGAGTATATAAGCTATAAAGTATTGACCGGAGATAAAGGAGATAATATCGACGGTATTCCAGGAATAGGGCCAAAAAGAGCTACAGACCTTATTCATCAGTATGGAAGTGCCTTCGATATATATGACGCTATACCTTTAGACGGAAGATATAAATATATTCAAGCCCTTAACGAGAGTGGCGATTTGATATTACAAAACTATAAAATGATGGATCTTATTACCTATTGCGACGAAGCAATAGAATATCCTGGGCATAGTCTAGAAGAAATAGACAGTAAAGTAAAGGAATTTATGAATGTTAATTGATTATGGAAGAGATCGTCTTCTCTCAAAATTCGGTATACAAACACTTGAAGACAGGTATTTGATTGAAGGAGAGAAGTCGCCTCAGGACGCTTTCGCACGTGCGGCGAAAGCTTTTGCAGATGATGATGCTCACGCACAGCGTTTGTATGATTACGCAAGCAATCTGTGGTTTATGTTTTCTACGCCAGTTCTTTCAAACGGAGGAACTACAAGAGGTTTACCTATCTCATGTTTTCTCAACTATGTTGAAGACAGTAGAGAAGGTCTCACAGGCCACTACACAGAGAATGCGTTTCTTTCCTCTGTCGGTGGCGGGGTCGGCGGAAGCTGGAGCGATATTCGCTCCGTAGGCTCCCGCACAAGTAACGGAAGTGAGAGCACCGGCGTAATTCCTTTTATGAAGGTAGTCGATGCCGAAATGCTCGCTTTTTCACAAGGTGTAACTAGAAGAGGTTCTTATGCAGCGTATTTACATATTTCTCATCCAGAAATTGAAGAGTTTCTTGATGTACGAAAGCCCACTGGCGGAGATATTAATCGCAAGTCCACTAATTTGCATCATGCTGTGGTCATTCCTGACAGCTTTATGAAACTTATCGCGCAAGCGACTAAAGAGCCAGGCTTCGACGATAGTTGGGAATTGATAGATCCTCATTCAAAGAAAGTTACTAAAACTGTTCCTGCCAAAGCGCTCTGGGTGAAACTCATTCAGAACCGTGTTGAAACGGGGGAACCTTAC